CTTTTTTGATTTCTTGTTTGACTTTCGTCTTATTCTCTTTGTTTTTGTTCATTTGTCGTTGGTGTTGTTGTTGGACAAGATGGAATATAGTTGAACCTAATGTTCTGAAATTTGTAATTTTTGTAGTTACTAGCCAATTGTTTTAACCATGTAAATAATGCTAATCCTGGATTTATAAAGAATTTGCACACTGTCAATCCATTCAATGAATTGTTTCCTTTACTGCTAGTAATTATTTTGAGTACATACTCTGAATGGCATACCCTTACGTTGCCATCCTTGGAAGAAAATTTAGCTCCTCTCTGATTCATTTTATATGATTTAGATGTTACTGCTATTTCTTTTTTGGTTGTTAAGTCTGTTAATTTTGGTCTCGTTTTATTTAATTTTTTAATTATTTTTCTTTTATTTCCAATTTCTTTTTTAACTTCTTTTTTGATTTCTTGTTTGACTTTCGTCTTATTCTCTTTGTTTTTGTTCATTTGTCGTTTTAACGTCCGATAAAGTGGTGATTATTTGTGTAGTTGACCTATACTAAATTATCAGACGGAACGGTGCTATTCACCAATATCAACATCAAAAATCAAGTCCATCTCTTTGGACCCCATCAATATGCATGATAGGTTGTCCGTTTTTTCGAGTGTTTACTCTAAATCTTTGACGAAATTAAATAGCGAGGTTTTGTATCGAGTTTCAAAGAAAGTGTGTACTTGTTTCTCATCGAGAGTTACCACTTGATCTCCAAATAGCTGCATACTATTCGCATGTAATTTTTTGCTGGTCATTTCTTCCAATTTATAGCCTGATAAGCGCTCAACGTGTTTGAAGTAAACTCCAAATGCAGGGTGAGCTCTCATATGTTTCATTCCATAAAGTGTTTCGAGACAGGTTTTCTTTGTGACTTCATTTTTAGAAGTGGTTGTGCCCCATCTAGTGAGTGCTCGTCCAATCTTCGGCCCAAGTATGACTTTTTCATTTTCACAAGGGTAAAATGTTCCACTACAGAATTCCATTTCAGCGATATTGTTGTAAACTTGTATCTTCGGGTCCATTCCAAGATCCCTTAAAGTCTCCTCCACATTTAAAGCATTTATTTTTTCCAAATTCTCCTTAGTAGTTAGTATAAGGTTGTCATCACCAAGTACCATCATAAAATAATGAACTCCTGGTTGTAATGTTCCCTCACTAGCTTTTTCGATAGAATATGTTAAAAGCAAAGCATTCAATATACTGTTTCCTACACTGGTGTTCGGGTCCCCGCTATGACGACCTCCATCTACAGTGTATTTGTCACCCCATTTCGTGTAACCTACAGTTTTTTGCTGCATTTCTATTATGTAGCCTAGATCCTTTTGATCCTTTTTGCTCATAACTGACATCATTAAATGTTTCTCTATTTTTAATAACCACGTGTCGACTGTGGTGTCGAATCTACCAAAATCGTTGCCAATTCCGACTAAATCATACACTCCACACTTGAGTTTCTCAGCAGCATAAGCTAAGTGCTCTCCGATAGCAACAGGGTCGCTACCAGATGTGTAAAATATACCTTTTTGTCCATTCCAAGCCATTTTGACAGCTACTGAGAAAGCCTTAATCCAAGGTCCAAGGAGTGCACTAATTAAATAATTAGGTCCTTGAATTATTCTGGGTTTCGTGTCTTTCTTTTTGCTCTCTGGTTTAGAAACAGCTTCTATTTTGGTAAACGCTCCTATGACATAATCTTTTGGTGTAATTTTATTTCTGGTGTCTTTGAGGAACTTTGCATAGGCATCTTTAATTTGTTTTTGTCTAGCTGGTGGAAAAGCTTTGACCCATGCATCAAAAGAGTATTTAATTAATTTCCCTTTACCCTTTGAGGATCGGATAGCTTTATCAGCTATCGCCTCCGTATTACAGTAATATGTTAGGTACTCCTCTTCTAATTTGTGTTCTTCTAAGAATTCTACAATTGATTTGTCGTTCTTGGATAAGTGTTTAAAATTATCAATCCACGTAACAATAAAGTTAAATATTTTATTATCTTTTAAGGCCCATTTCTCGAACTTTTTTTGTTCTTCAGGTTTAACTTTATTGATCAGAGTCTTCGTGACTCTATCTTTTATTGCAATTTCTGTATTTTGCGACCCAGCATCTAAAAATGTGACAACTCTGTTACTAATTATAGGACCAGTTACAGCTGATCCACAAGGTTTCTCTTGGTCAAATTTTCTATTAACAACGTATGTTGACCCTTCCTTAGGAATGGGATCGTTGTTTTCTATAACTAGGGTTTGGACTTTAACATCTAAACTGAGTGGTTTCTTTAAATCAGCGTCAGTGCCTATGTAATCCATATAAAAGGGGTTTTGATGTGCTACCTTCTCTTCTATATAATTCCGTGCGACTTTCATATATGCTGCACTCTGTTTGAGATTACTTCTTCTAAAAATTTCAGCTGATCCAAATAACACTAAGGTTACTATATGATACCATTCGAGAAAAGCTGGAAGATCCCAAATCGTTCTGGCGAATGCAAAACGAAATCCTTTATATAAGAG